AAGTGCTTTGTATAATCTTCTGTATGCTTCACGAAGATCATGTATCTGTGGAGCTTGTGAAGCAGCTTGCAGTTGTGTTTGTGCAAGTAAAACTCTTTGTGCTGTCGAAAAGATGTTAGGGTCAGATACTGGGAGGATATCGACTCTACCATCAAAATCTTGTCTGAATATTTGTCTCCCCACACCTTCGACAGCATAAGGGTAAAAGTTTGGTAGAAAGTCGAAATTTGTTCTAGCTAGTATTCTAAATTCTTCTCTTTGTGCTTTGTGTAATCTTTTGTGAATAGAAGACATAACTTTGATGCCTTGCTCTAACAATGCAACTGTAGTTCCTACAGGAGCTTGTGTATTCATATTACCAGTTTGTAAATCAGTTATAGCTGCAAGTCTTCTACCTTCTTGTGTTAAAGAACCTAGTAAAGCTGTTAAAACTTGTGATGGTTCTTTAAATGGTAAAGGAACGATAGACTTTCGTATGTCATCGCCATAACCTTCTACATCTCTAAATTCACCAAAGCCTATTGGTGTTTCACCTTCAACTCGCATACCACGAGTTTTAAATCCACCAGGTAAATTACTAAACTGACCTGCATCTACAAGTGAACGTAGAATAGTTGTTGCAGTTTTTTGTAGGTTACCAAGAAGGTGAACATATCCTAATCCATAAAAATTAAAACCAGGTAAAAACTTATAATGTACAAAGTATTGTATTCTTTTGAGTTTTGGATCGTCATCTTTAAAATTTTCTCTAATAGAAAGTATATCTCTTGTTTCTTTACAGATCGTTACGATGTAAGGACAAGCAAACTCTTTTTCACTTCCAGGTAATTCTAAATCAACGTGCATCTCCAAGAGTGTAAATCTTGCATCGTTCTTATAACCTCTTTGTGGTTTGATACCTTCTATGTCTTGTATCTTTTCGTTTATACCAGTTACAGAGTATGACTCAGTAGAACTTTCTTCTTGCATCATCTCTATGTCTCTGTAGAAACCACTCACTTGTCTTTTACGAAGTTCGTTGTGTTCCATTCGTATGACGTGTGTGTATCTACCACTTGTTCTAAGTTCTGTAGTATTACTAGATACAACAAAATCTGTAACAGGTATAAATTTAGAAACTGGTCTTTCTAACTCAGAATCATAATATACTTTTTTAAAACAGCTACCTACGATAGGAAGATAAAATAACATTTGATCTAAGTCATCAAAGTA